TCCAGAAGCAAATACAACTGGAAGCGGAGTTAGTCACTAGTAAGAGATTTTCAAGGTATTATATCGATGTCATGACCAAAAACATAAGTACTATGTTTTTGTATAAAGATGTGGCTTATAGCCCAGATTTCCTTTATAGGGGTTCCTTTGAGGGGAAAAATGGGTTTATGATAGAAATGAAAACAAGGAATTCTAAAGAAAGAGTTCAAGGTATCCTTGCTTTGGATGAATTGAGTGCTAAACTAAAAAGTTTAGGGAAAAGATGGGAAGACTTTGTCGACATGGAAGAAATAGAAATAGAAATGGATTTAATATCAAAAAATTTCAATTTAAAAAGTGGGAAACAATTAAAAGATTATCAAGCATTTTGTGATCAAGAAAACTTGATCTTCATATTACTGATAGTTGACTCTAATAATTGTGATTATGGTTTGTATTACGATCATTGTCTAAATTTAGTCAATAAAGCATTAAACCAAAAAAAGTACGCCTTGTCAAGAAGAGACACAGCAAAAATACTAGACAAAAGAGAATTTAACAATTCTTTCTTAGTTGATGAAAAAGATTTTATAACAAAGATGGAAGAAAATTACGACACTCTTTGTGAGAATTTAGGTTTGCCTTCTGAAAATGCTTTTGAATATTACAAAAATAATAAAGAAAAGGTAGACAAAAAAGTGATAAGTGAATTTTGTTTAAACATTTGGAGAATGAAACCAATGTTAGAAAACTCAATAATGAATGTAAGAGAACAAGTCCAACTTGGTTTTAAGAATCACGATTCAATGGAATCCAATTGCAATGCTGGTTTCGGAACAAACAGAGACAAGAATGAGGAATGTTATGGGGTTAGAACCCGAACAAAACCTCTTTTGTACTTACCTGTTTCTGAAATGCATGATTCAATTGAATTAAATGAAGTAAATCTCAAACCTTATAGACATATGCCTAGAGTTTTATACCAAACAATATTGTTCTCTCAAAAATACAAAAAGTATTTTGATGAATTTAATGAAATAAATTATAGGTTTGGAGAACTTTTTAGTAATTCTAACAAACTTAGTAATAAGGTTTTGACACCTGAAATAAAAAAAGCTTCTAAAAGATTAGAAAAATTAAATGAAGAATTATCTGAGAAAGCTGAAAGGGAAGGCTTTGAATTGAGTCGTTCCTTTTACTTGAAACACGAGAGCGGAATATTTAGAAAAAAAGAAGATAGACACCAAGTTGTTGCTCACATTGACTATATGAACAGCGATGAAGTGATGATGAAAGATATAATTGAACAAATATCTGATTATCTAGATTTAAACCCATTCTTTAATGAAGAGGAAATTAAATTTGAAAACCCGTTGATCGGATTGATGTCTGAGAAATTGGGAAGAATTTACTCAAATGCAGGCTCTGAGTTTATAAACTTACTATTAAATGATTCAACATTCAGATACTTGAGAGTCATAATGATGATCTTTGATCAATATCAAATGGACACCAAAGCCATGCTAAATGCTGAC